TTTTAGTTCTTCTAGTTTTTTAATAATCTCTTCTTCGGCTACGGATGTTAACTCATTAAATAATTTGCCGTGTTTATGTCTGAACCATTGATTTTCATTCCAATATAATTGTGCATATATCTCAGGATCAACAGGCTCTTGTATTTGTTTTATGTATTTATTACTATCCTCATAATCGGCAAACCAACCCCAGGGGGCACACAATTCTTTTTGGCATACGCGATAAGTGTAATCAATTTGGTCTAGTATGCCTTGTAAATATCTTCCATCAAAAAATCCGACTTCTTCAAAAATGTTCCAATGATAATAACAAAATTGTTTGTTTACTTTTTCCGCAAAGCTAATTCCTATTCCGTCATAATCAATTGAATTTTTAATCTTATAATTACCACTATAAACTAGATATTTAATACCACTTTTTTCTGCGGCTTCAATGTATTTATTGAATATATTATTATCTAATATTTCTACTGCTTCATCTAATAAAAATATATGTTTACACTCATCATTGATCATCTGGTATAATAATTTGTTTTTTGTCCATGTAGTGCATTTTTCAACAGGCTCATAATAAAAATTATATTCTGAATATAATGTCTTATTTTTTGGTTCTCCAATAAAGCCTATTCCAATTTTTTCTTTCATATTTTATCCTTAAATACAGTTGTTATATAAATCAATTGTATATTCCATTACGTCTTTTTTGTTAGGTATGTCTAGTAACTCAATAAATTCTCGTATACTCGATTGAATATCAATTCCGTCTATGGACAGTGATGCTCCCGGGGCTGTAAGATTATCTGCAATATTATGGTTAACTTTAAAGCTCATTGGCCCCATGGATTGAAGTTTAGTACATAAAATACTTAACTTGTTGGTATCAATAATTCTATCAATTTCAAATGAAACAATATTATTATAAATTTCGGATTCCCAGTAATCAGGTATTTTTCCTGCCGCAACCATTTCTGATAATTTTAGTTTTTTGTGTCGTGGTGACAATTTGTTTATAATGAATTCATATTCCATTGTTTCTAAATTGAAAATATAATATCCTTTATCGTCACCGTAATCACCCCAATACATTTCATATGGGCATCCTATATACATAATAGTACCATTATCGTACTTTCGAATATCGGTGGCATGAAAATGCCCCGTGATTACAAATTTAGCATATTTTAATATGTCTGATGATTCTATACCATTATCACATATTATATTTGATGTTAGCTTAAAATTGTTAATTGCAAAGTGACCAAATAATATATCACTGTATGGTAATTTTGTATAATCTCCGGCCCATGGACAAAATGAAATTTGTTTATCAAATGCAGTAATGGATGTCGGTTCACTGAAAACAAATATATTATCCCAACCATTTAATAGTCCTAAAGAATGTACATCTGCTCTGTCTTTGTAGTATGTATCGTGATTACCGGGGATTATAAATATATTAAATTCTTTCCATATATTAAAAATTTCGTTTACAACGTGAATAGTATTAACTGAAATTTCATTCCTATTGTGAAATATATCACCGGGAATAACAATATCTTGAATACCCCTCTTTATTAAATCTTTTTTAAAGTTTACTGCAAAATCTTTTGCTACTTGATGCCAAGTTTCACTATTTTGGTGTACTCCAAAATGTGTATCTGCTAGTATTGCTATTAATTTATTTTTAAATTTCATTAGTTATTATAGTCGTAATAATCTGAATTGTTTTTGTATGGTGCTACTTTATGGGGCATAATTTCCCCCATAATTTTATTATAGGTTTCTTCTTGATATACCCGTAATGCTTCATATGCTTTCTTTTCTTTTTTGATTCTGTTTTTAAATGCATTAAATGCAATTGTTGTAAAATAACTAAAAGGGTTTCCTTTGGCCTGAGAAGGATTAAATTTTTTGTGAGTTAGTGCGCTCATAATTTTAATGACTGCATCCCCAATCATATCGTCTTTAAATGGATAATTGATAAAATTAGGTCTATATCCTAATCTATGAGCAATGTTACAAGCCATTGTGACTAATTCATCAGACATGACATCTGTTTCATAATATTTTGCTAGTTCAATGCTAAATCTTTTAGGGTTTACATAATAATCTTCAACATCGGCTAATTCATTTTGTAATTTTTTTGCTAATTTTGTATTTATGTTTTTATTAACTCCATCTTTCTTCGATGTGTTTGATGCCATAATTTATATTTTCCTCTTCATATAATTCTAACCTATGTTCTAAATGTTTCAACCCATAATATAAATTATCTGCCAAATCAAATATGGTTAATAACTTTTTACTATCATGTTTGCGGAGTCCGCGGCCAATGCTTTGTAGTATTCTAATTTTTGCTTTTCCTGTTAATGCAAATATTATATAATGTATATTTTTTATGTTAATACCTGTAGCAAATATACTACTCATAGCAACACAAATAATGTTATCATTGACTTCCATCAACTCACGAATTTTTTCACGGTCTGACATTTCGACCTCTCCTCTGACATATTGTATGTTTTTATCGGGAGCATAGGTTTTCAGAGTATCTAAGATTTGATCTTGATGCTCTAATCTGTCTACTAATATCAATGTATTTTTGTCTATATTATTACATAGTTTTCCAATTAATTTATTTCTAAATTCGTTTTTATAAATAAAATCACATTCTTCAATGTATAACCCCGTAGGATTTGTAATACTAGGTTTTGATTTGAATATTGGTCTATTCTTATAATTTATTTTTAATATAACAGCTTGTGCTGATGCAATATGCCCTTCACGTTGTAAATCAACACTTTTTCTTTCATATATAATAGGCCCAAATTTGCCAATAATGTTCCATATATCTATTTTAGAATCTGGGAGACTACCAGTAAACCCAAATTTATGGGGTGTTTTAATTTTTTTGAAAATATCGTTTATACGATTCCCAGCTCGGGTTTTGTGACACTCGTCATTTATGACTAAATCATAATTATTTAAAATATCTATATCTTGTTTCTTGCTCATTAAAATAGTATTACTTGCAATAACTATATCCGTATCAGTATATTGATTACTAGAATCCCATTTACTAATGGTATAATATTTGCCCAGTCCATATTCTATAAAATCTTCATATGTTTGATTAACTAGTGAAGGGATAGTAATAAGTAATGTTTTACCACGAGTTATATTGTTAATGTTATGTATTAACATTCCCATGGTTAATGTTTTACCGCCAGCAGTACCTATCATTACAATTCCATGCCCAAATTGTAAACATTTTTTTATACAATCAATTTGATATTGACGAGGAACTATATCTAATTCTAATGGGTTGTAGTTTTCATCATTTATCCAACCACATTTAAATTTCTTTTTAAAATTATCAGTTATGATACATTCATTAGGTATACCTAATAAATTTATTTGACTATATACTTCGGGAAAAATTCCAATACTAAATCTTCCGTTTTTTGTAATAGCATATCTTCTAATGCTTTGCCAATTACCACTTCGTCTGTATTTGCCTAGTGTTGCACCTTTATCTTCTACAGACATTGATTCGCGAAGCAAATCTAATTGTTCGCTATATACGATGCCAAGTTTATATTTGGGATCCCAATCAAATACAAATTTAACCATTATGTGGTTTCTAGCTCCATTATTTTTATAATATTTGAAATATCATAGGTCATTGATTTAGAAATGATTTCTATTTTTTCCAAGTAATCAATAATTATATCTTGTTCTTTTATTAAACTGTTAATCTTTTGAATTGGAGCTGAATTTTCGTATTTCTTTTCCATTGCTTGTTTACTTAAACCTATATCTAAATTTTCTTTTTTAAAAAGTTCTTCTATGGCTTCTTTCTTTATGTTTTCTAATTCATGTTTACGGACCTTATGCTGTATTAGATAGGCAACATATTTATGTTTAATGCCCGGTAACATTAATTGTTTATCTTTTAAATTAAACTCATTAATAACAGCATCTTCTTCAAATTCTGTTTTATATTTAGTCATTAAATCAAATAATGATGATTTTTTGCCAGACATACCGTTAAAAACTCCTTGTATATACTAAATAATTATACGATAAACTTGACATATTGCAACGGAGTATTATATGAAAAATAAGAAAAAAATCAATGAAATGACCGCAGGTAGTGTACTAATGGGTCCAAATACTGATTGTACTGGACATGGTGGTGATGTGCCCGGCGGATCAGACTTTTATGCAAAAGGTGATGCGCGTATACCCAAGGTATTAGGTAAAGGTAATGTTATAACTAGAATAGGTAATGCTAAAAAAAGAAAAAGAAAAAATACATTATTTGATTCATATTTTAATAAAGCTTTGTATCCTAGACGCATAATTAAAGAATTAAATACATCATTTGTATTAACAATAACACAAAAAAATTTAGAAAGAATTGTTGAACATATGGTTCAAGAGCATACAGAAGTTTATGATACTGTACGTAATGATTATGGACATTTAAAGATTAAATTTAACACGGATGATAATAATTTTGAACAATTAAGTACAAAATTAGTAGGCATGTTTGAAGATAGATTGAATAAATCAATATTTTTAAATATAGAAAAAACAGTTCAACCTATATTGACAGAAAAAGAATATCTTAAAGGTGGTTTAGCAGACGGATTGTCTGATAATGACTTAGCCAAAAAACATAATGAGCCACTTAAAAAAGTAAAGAAATCATTAAAACGCGGTGCACAAGTTGAAAAAGAACATACATCAAATCCTAATATTGCACGGGAAATTGCTAAGGATCATGTCGCCGAATTGGGTTCGAGATATTACCCCGAATTAGATAAAATGGAAAAGAAAATAAAAAGGAATAAATAAAAATGAAATTTGATTATTTAGTTAATCTAATATTAGAAGATACCGATCCCGTAATTGAATTTGCTTCCATGGCCCATGAAAAATGGCGTAAGAACTGGGATCCGGAAGGTACAGGTAAACCTAGAATAAAAAAGAATAGTGATGGTACTGAAGGTGATATTAATGTTCCTTTTGATAAATTGCATTCTGATTGGAAAAGAGAAAACTTAGCTGCAGGTGAAGCAGCCAAGGAAGCTGTTGAAAAATTTCCGGATGATGAAGAAGCAGGTGCTGAGTATATTCATATAAAATGGATGGAAAGAAATCCCCGCGAAGAATGGAATGCGGATCAGCATGTTCCATATGAAGAATTACCTGATAAGGAAAAAGAAAAAGATAAATTGCAATATAGAATAATGAAATCATTATTAGATGTTGAAGAACCATATGATGAATAATAATTTACATTTAGATTTAGGGCATTGGGAATATAATGATGTAATTCCTCGAAATACATATGGATTTATATATTGTATAGAAAATACTACTACCGGGAAAAAGTATATAGGAAAGAAACAAATGTTACATGTTAAAAAACTTAAACCCCTTAAGGGCAAAAAGAATAAGCGACATATACTTGTTGAAACTGATTGGAAATCTTATACCAGTAGTAGTAACGAATTAAACGATGATATTAAACAATTGGGTAAAGATAACTTTAAATTTTCAATATTAAAATTATGTAATAGTAAATGGGAATTAGCATACCATGAAGCAAAAACACAATTTGATATGGGTGTACTATTGAACGAAAATTATTATAATGGTATAATAAATCTTAGAATTGGTAAAGCTCCTAAAAATAAAGGGTAAACATTATGGCACAAAGTAAATGTATTTATTGTAATTCTCCAAATTATGGTATAGGTTGTCCGTACGGGCCTAAGGGTAAACATGTACATATTAACAATGGTGGTAAATGTATATGGTGTGGTTCTTCAAATATAGGTCTAGGGTGTCCTATAAATCCGTTTAGTAAACACCATGTCCGCGGTTTAGATTTTAATGCAATGATACGTGAAACAACTGAAAATGGTATAACAATGGGTTATTTATTAAATAGATTACAAACACCTTTTAATAAATGGCCGGCATTTCAATTAGGATTAATTGATGAATCAGGTAAAATAATAAAGAAACCTGAAACGGTTATTGAACGCGCGGTATTAACTAAATCAGATTTATACATAATAAGGTTGAAATCATTAATTAACGAAGCTGAATTATCAATTTTAAATAACTCAATTTATTTGAAAAAAGATGACCAATTAACTACTGAACAATTAATTGCACAATATAATTTAGAATTAGATGTAGAAAGTAAAATAAAAGAAAATATTTCAGCATTAAAGAAAATAATTAGTGAAGCAAACGTCAATGGTTTAAATTTGAATACAATTGAAAAAATTATATTAAAATCGTTTATAAATGAATGATTTCAAAATGTCAAAAAATCAATTTGTCGACTCAGTATAGAATCAAATAAACATAAAAAACATATAGGACACCCGTTGACAAATAAAAAAAACAAAGGTATAATAAATATAACTTGAAGAGCCTAAGAGTACTATAAAGTGTAATATATCTTTATGCTTAAAGCTCTTGATAGTACTTATAGATTCTAAAAATTTTTTTTGCAAAAAATATGAATTGTTACGTATCAGAACACAATTTGCATTTAGTAGATGTTGGTCGATTATTTGATGATGTTATTGAAACATCAATTATTAATAGACTTAAAGAACACCAATTATTATTACCACATATAAAATTGAGGAATAAAGATACCCTTAAAATAATTTATCATTACGTCACATATCATATTTGTGAACATATTAAAAATATTACACAAGGGAAAGTTATTTTATGTATGGGTGATAACGATTTAAATTGTGAAATATTTGAGTATTGTGATAAAAATGATATGGTAAAGTTACTTAGAACATTATTAAAAAAGATTCAACGTATTATTCCTATAACGTTTGTTGAACTTAAGGGCGTTAATTCTATGCGCGAATTTTGTGATGGTATTTTAAGCGGCAAAGGTGAATATATAGAACAATTTGGACAATTGTTATCCAAATTGTCAAAACGCCAAAAGAAGGAATATTCCCTTAAGGACGCAAAAAGATTTACATCACAATATGAATTACATTTTTTAAATAGAACATATTTTAATCAATTAAAGGTAAAATCTTCACTAGCTATAAGGTAAATAATTTCATGACAACATTATTTAATAAATTATTATGGGAAGCCGGTATGCCAATCCCTGGAATGGATCCGGCAGGGATGGATCCATCAGCTGCCGGGGCGCCTCCAGCAATGGGCCCTGCAGCTGCCGGAGCACCACCGGCAATAGATCCCGCAGCGGCTGGTGCATCTCCAGCAACGGATCCCGCGGCAGGTGGAACTCCCCCAGGACAAGATTCACAAACCCCTAAAATTGATAAAAATACACCTGTTAATGGTGAACAACTAATTAATGCAATTGATTTAATGGATCCAACACGTATAAAAAGATATATACAAGACACGCAGTCTGATGTGTTAAATTTACCCAATGAAGTTAAGGGTATAGATTCTATAATATCCGCCAGTGATCCAGATAATCCAACTGTAGACTTAAAATCTAATGATGATAATATGTTATCAACTGCGGATATCATTAAAAGGTATTTAATTTTAAGAAAAATATCATCAGCTGCAGCAGATGTGATTAAGGTATTAAATTCAGAAAGAGTACAAAATGGCCAAGCAGATGATGATGAAGAAAATGATGATATGCCTAAAATAGATCAGCCAGCAGCTCCAGCAGCTCCAGCAGCTCCAGCAGCTCCAGCAGCTCCAGCGATGCAGTAAATGTAAGGAATTATTATGAATAAATTTGACATGGTAATAGAAAATTATTTAAAACTAATAATATCTGAAGCTGGAGTACCGGCGGCTCCAGGTATGCCAGCTCCTCCACCACCTGCTGATCCCGCACAAATAGGTAAAGATATGGATAAATCTACATTAGGCATCATAGCGGGTGATCAAACTGTAAAAAGTTTATTTAACAATATTAAAAAATTTGGTACAGATGGGTTTATTAAATTTTTTAAGGAACTAAGAGAAAAAGCAAAAAGTCCATTAACAATTAAATCCCCAGATATAAAAGACTTTGTTGATAAAGATAAAATAATGAAGAGTTTAAAGGCTAATTATAAAGATATATATGTTCCATTAATGCGTTATATTAAACTTACGGAAGATAAACACGGAAATGATATATTAGAAACAAAATATAGAAAACATATTGACGAGTTAATAAAGTATATGGATCATCATGTTAATACGATTAAGGATGTACCGGTTAACCCTTCTACCCCCGAATCAATATCACATGATGGACCCCCATAATGATTACATTTAAAGATTATATTTCATTTAATAACGTACTTATAGAAAGTACGGGTATACCCAAGTTACATTTATCTCACCTTGAAGATTTATTAGTTGAAATGGGTAAACAAGGATTTTATTTATTTAAACAACAAGTTCTTGGTTTATTAAATTATCTTTCGGGGTTAGAAAGTGAAACCGTTGTTAATCTTAAAGTAGATGGCGCGCCTGCTTTATATTTCGGTAAAGATCCGCGTGAAGAATATAATGGGGAATTCTTTATTGCTATGAAAGCAGCTTTTGCTAAAGATCCTAAGATTATTCATAATATAGATGATATAGAGGCATATTATGGTGGTAGGGGTGATTTAACAGAAAAACTAAAATCTGCACTATCAGAATTATCTAAAGTGTATGGGGCTTCTGGGGATGATAGAATTTTTCAAGGTGATTTATTGTTTGCGACGTTAGGAGATAAAAGACTTGAAACAATAGATGGACAACATTATATAACGTTTAAACCTAATACTATTAAATATGCAATACCAGTTGATGCAGAATCAGATAATTATAATGCAGTTAAGGGGGCTTTATTAGGAATATTTGTACATGATTCGTTTCACGGTTCAGCCATGGGAAATAATATTAATACAACCCCAGCTGGTAAAAATATTCAAAATTTAATTCAAGCCGGTAAGGAAACGGGTGTATATATTGGAAGTTCATCTTATGAAAAAGTTAATATTGATATTAGTCAAACAGATAAATCATTAATTGAAAAATGGATGAAAATAGTAGAATCTAATGTAGAATCCATAACAGATGAATTTAATAATTTTTATATAAACTCGAGATTATTAGATATACTTAAAAGATTTTTAAACAATGAGGTTAAGAAAGATCCACCAAACGTATATACTAATGCAGTTTCATCTCATGGTGAATATAATGAAGATGAATTTAGTGATGCATTAAACGAATTTTTTGATATACGTCAAACCGCAGAATCTGAAGGAAAAGGTCCACGAGGTGTTGCAAATGCACAAAAAAGGTTTGATGAACTTCGACAAATTATAGAAGATCCTAATTTTAAAGCTTTAATTATTGCCACATATTATATGATTAAAATTAAGGGTGTATTTGTAAATATATTTAATAAAGTAGAAAGTAAACTAGGAAAATCATTTTTACAACAACCTGACGGTAGCTGGGAAATAACACCCGGCGAAGGATTTGTGCTATTTATAGGAGATAATCAAGTAAAACTAGTAGATAGACTAGACTTTAGTAAAGCTAATTTAATGTATGGAAAATTTCAGAAATGAATTTTAATAAAATTGTAAATTTAATATTAGAAAATAACGATACAATTAAAGTGGGATTGTACCCAGGATCATTTACACCACCACACATAGGTCATTTTAATGTTGCAAAACAAATGAGTGAAGATGGAAACGATTACAATATTATCTTTACTTCTGGAAGAGAACGACAAGGCGCAGGAGGAAAAATATCAGAAACTATATGGAGGGATTATTATTTTCCATTATTAAAAAATATGAAATTAATTTTTTCATCTATTAGCCCGGTGAAAGATTTGGCGGATTTAATATTATTAACTGCCGGGAATGATAAAAAAGCAAAAAACCCTGATATTTATATACAACAATTAAGTGAAAAATTAAAAGGCAATAATGTAATATTTACTGTATATGCCGGATCAGATAGAGTAAGTGATTATGTTAAAAATCTCGGAAAACTTAGGGCAAAAAACATAGACATTGAAGTTTCAGAAACCATTCGGCCGATAGTTGATTTAGGCAATCAAGATATGCCTATAGTTACTAAAACAGGTAAAACAACACATATATCAGGTCCAGTTGAACTTTCCGGAACTATTGTGAGAAATTTGATCAATATGTTTCCATCAGATCATATAATAATGAAGAAAATATTTCCACCAGAAGTATTTTATAACAATGGAGATTTTGAACATATAATAGATATGTTGAAACAACGTAATTAGGACGATATTATGAAAATTAAGAAAAAAACAAAAAAAGCACCCATTAAGGAAATGTTTGGTCCTTGTGGGTGTATGGGTGATGATGTAGAGAATTTCAGTGATGAAATTCGTAATATGCCTGTATCCGAATTATTAAATCAAATTAAAGGCAATAATAATGATTTATATAGATCGTTAGTTACATATATTCGTGATACATATCAAGAATTTGATAGTGACAATATACCAGAAGGACCGCCTGCACCTCTTGTAACATTAGACCCACCCGATTCATCGCCAATGTCTGATATTATAGGTAAAATTGGGGATGCAATTGCTCATATAAGACCTCATTACATGAAGGGTATAATAGGTATTGGTAAGCCACGCGGAATAATGAGAGTTAAAAAGATAGATATAACAAAACGGCCAGGTTCTCCGGCACAAGTGCGAACAGGTGGATTTACAAAACGTTTTGGTGAATCTAATAGAAAAAAGAATATGCGTGATAAATTGATGATTGAATCATATAAAATTCTTCGCAACAAAAATAGTTGAAAAATTTATATAGTGCATTATTATTATAAATAATGGCACATACAAAGTATTATACATCAAATGGAGTTAATGTTCCTTCCGTTACAACGGTTATAAGTAATAACCTTGGCTGGAACAAACAAATTCTTATCAATTGGGCAAAAAAGATAGCACTACAGCAAGGAATTGATAGTGACGAAATTACAAAAGAAGCTGCGTCAATAGGAACTATTACTCACTATTTATGCGAATGCAAGATTAAAAATGAAATGCCTGATATATCAGAGTTTTCTAAAGAGCATTTAAAGAAAGCTAAATTTGGATATATGGCTTTTTGTAATTGGGAAAAGGATTGGAAACCAACAAAGTATCTTCATAGTGAAGTAAAATTAGTTAGTGAAGAATATTTATTTGGTGGTACTATAGATTTAATAGCAGAGAAAGATAATAAAATTTATTTATTAGATATTAAAACAAGCAACTATGTATCACCTGAGATGGCTATACAATTATCAGCGTATAGAATATTATATGAAGAAACATATAAACAAAAAATTGAATCTGGTGGTATTATTAAATTAAGCAAAGATTCGGAGGAATATAAATTTTATCCCTTAAGTCTAGAAGACATGGAACACGGTTGGGATATATTCAATGCATTATTACGAATTAATAACAATAAAAAACTTTTAGATAAATTTGGAAAATAGGAGATAAAATGTATAAAATAACAGATATTGTAGAAACCGGGCATTGGGGTAAAATAGGTGGTACTATTGAAATATCGATAACAGTTAAAAGTAATATACCTGATGCCGAACAGATTAAACAGTTTTTAGACATAATTGATCGGTTCGATCATTGTTTAATAACGGATAATGAAGAGTCAATTAAATATAGTGAACGATATATATTAATTGAAAAGTGTGGTAATTTGTTATTGGATATATATCATATATTATCATACTTTATAAAGGATTATCCACATGTTTACGTCGATGAAATTTCAGTAAAGAGAGGTAAAGAAACATTTTATGATAAACCTCTTATTGCCAAAGGCTTTGTAAAATCTTGGAAGACAGAAGGATAATATTATGATAATAAGAAAACAATTTCAATTTAACGGAATGCATATAGTCAGAGATTGTTCATCTGATCGATGCAAGAAATCTATTCATTCTCATACATATAAAGTCGAAATAAAAGTTAAGTCACAATATTTAGATAATGCAGGAATGGTGTTGGATTTTGGTTTGATGAAAGGACATATTAAAGATATTATAAGTTCCTTTGATAATGCATATTCATTATGGACTAAAGAAAAAAATGATTATAAACAATTGGTAACAATTAATAATGATAGATGGATTGAAATGCCATGTTCTCCTACAGCTGAACAATATGCTGTGATGTTTTATGCAATTATTAACGAAATATTTAACAAAACAAAATTTAATAATGGCGAACGCGATCTTGAATTATTATCCGTAACCGTACATGAAACAGAGACGGGATATGCTGAGGCAACATACGAAGACTATATAAATTTATGGTTAGATGGTGGTTATGATATCAGAAATATTATTTTCAGCCCGGCAATTAAGAAAAAATGGACAGACCCTGATTTGTGGGATAAGATATTATCTGTAGAGGGGATATTTTATAATCCAGAAGTTGAATTATTATATAGTGAAAGGAAATAGGATATGGGAAACACAAAAGAAGAACTTTTAGAAGATTTAGCAGAAAAAATAAAGGAACGTGAGACAATAAATACTACTATTGTAAACACCATATCAACGCTAGGCATGCAACTTTCCGGTGTTGAATTTCAAATTAAAGACATATTAAATCAATTAGATAGCTTTCCAGAGGATAATCCATGATACCAAAAACAGGATTAGTATTAGTAGATGTATGGGCTCCATGGTGTGGTCCCTGTAAAGTGATGACACCCATATTAGAATCTTTACATAAAGAAATGGACGGTAAGTTTAAACTTGTTATGATTAATGCAGATGAACAAGATAAACCAGAAGTTCGTAATTTTTTAAAAGAAAATCAAATTATGGCAATACCGACAGTTATGATATATAAAGATGGTGGGCTTGTTCGAACTATTAGAGGTTTAATGCCTAAGGATACAATTAAATCTGCATTGGAGACTGCATAATGAAGATTTCTGAAATATTCATGAGTATACAAGGCGAAGGATTTACCACCGGGGTCCCTGCGTTATTTATTCGCATGCAAGGTTGTAATTTAGCTTGTGGCGGTGTCAATGGCGAGCTAATGAAAGCAGGGAAAGCAACTTGGTGGTGTGATAGCGAAACTGTTTGGAAAAACGGTAAAGAGTATACAAATGAACAAGTAGAAGAAAAAATTATAGAGTTGGGTGAATTGCCATATGTATTAGATGGTAGAACCCACATTATTTGGACTGGTGGCGAACCCACTATTCCGCGGAACGCAAACGCCATTATTAGTTTTTTAGATTACATGCGTGAAAAGTATCCATATTCTAATATATACAGTGAAATAGAAACTAACGGGTCTTTAGTTGTTAAGCCTGAATTATACGAAACATATATTCAACAAATCAATTGTTCTGCTAAGTTAGCTAACTCTGGAATGGCTAAAAGTATGAGAGTAAATGTGGATGCAATTAATCAAATTAATTCACACCCGAATCATTGGTATAAATTTGTGGTTAATCTAGAACAAGACATAGATGCAATAATAGAAGAATATATCAAAGGTTGTGGTATACATGAAGATCGTATTATATTAATGCCCGGTTGTGATAATGTAAACGATTTGAGTAAAACAACAGAATTTGCATGGAGAATGGCTCAGAAAAAACATTGGAGAGTGTGTACCAGAATGCATATTCTTTGTTATAATAAATTGACAGGTGTATAATGGAACATACAGTAATAAGTAAAACAGATTATTCAAGAAATTGTTTTGAATTAAATATTACAAAAGAGGGATTATATTTTGACCCCGGCACCTGCATATCTATATATGATAGACCATATAGTATTTGTTCATCTCCGAGTGATGATTATATCACATTATTGATCCGGAGATTTCCTGGTGGTAAAATATCTGGAAGACTAGCTCAATTACTCCCTGGTGATAAACTTGATATAGGAGAGGTGTTTAATTACTTTAGTCCTGGATCTACAGATAAAAGATATTGTTTTATTGCAACTGGTGTAGGTATTTCACCTTTTATATCTGCATTAAAGGCTAATAAAGATAAGCATAAGCCAGAATTAATATTATACGGTGCAAGATTTAAAAATGAATTATATAATTATCAATGGCTAAAAAATAATTTTAATATAAAATTTGCAGTGACAAAGGATAATGTTGAAGGTCTTGATATACATCAAGGAAGAGTGACAGAAATATTAGATCAGTTACCAATAGAAGATGATATAATATACTATCTTTGTGGTATTGAGGGAATGATTACAGATGTATCTGAATATTTAATGAACTATGGAGTTGGACACGATAGAATCAAGCAAGAACTATTTTATTCTGATAGGAATGGTTAAATGAAATTAGCAATTATAACACCTATACCACATTTAAACGATTTTCCAAATGATTCAAATTTTGTAATGGTTTTAGGGCATTTATTAAAGAATAGAAAATATTCCAAATATTATAAAGATTTAAAAAAAGAACATCCGGATACATATATTTTATGTGATAATTCAGCAAACGAAGGATATATGATTAAAGGCAAGGAGCTTATATCTCTTGCAACAAAAATAAATGCAAATGAAATTATTGCGCCAGATAAATATCATGATGCAGAAATAACAAAATCTGAAACAATTAAATTTTTAGATGAACATTATGAAAAGGATTTAAGGGGTAGATTTAATGTAATGGCTGTACCTCAAGGAGACACATTAATAAAATATACTGATTGTTATAATACATTTATTAATGATCCTCGAATTAATACAATAGGAATAGGATACAGAACGTTAATACCTGCATTAATGAAAGATATTTATTTAACAACACCACATTATTGGGAGCAAATGGGTGTTAATGAAATAAGGTTACTTGCTGATTCATTGGAGGATAATTGTTTTAATTATACGATGTCTAGATTATTCTTTATAAGACATTTTGTTAATTTTATTGAATTAAATAATAAAAGTAAACAAATCCATTTATTGGGTTTATATAACCCTATTGAGCTTAAATTAATTAATAAAGCATTTTCCAAACGAGAATTAACTTCAATTAGAAGTTGTGATAGTGCAGCACCATGGCAGGCTGCTCAAGCAAACGTTATTTTTAATGAGCATTATGGGGTATCAAGTAAACCTAAAGCTTATTTAGATTTTGAATATAAATGTGATAATTGGCAGCGTGCTGCATATGAACATAATATAAAACTATTAAGAAAATGGGCTGAAAATACTCCCAGTAACGGTAAATAGTATCGGGGAGTATAGAATATGATTGAAACTGTTTGTAAAAATTGTCAAAAATCATTTATGACATATCCATATAGACTTTTAAACAATAAAAAAATTAGTTGCTCGTATGAATGTGACGCAATATATAGGATGAAATTAGCTAATACAGATAAAATATCAAAATTTATAGATTTAGTTAAAACTAATGAATTTGCATATTTAGTTGGATTTATATGTACAGATGGACACATTTCATTGTTTAATTACAAAGGGACTATAAAATCACAAGTAAATATTGCTTTATCAATTATTGATAAAGATATTTTAAAGGATATAACTGATTTTTTTGGGGGCTCATATCATGATTATCCTACAGCAAAAATACCAACTGCACAATGGAGAACATCATATAAACCGTTTATTAATTACTTAGTAAATGAGATTAATATTATAAAGGGTAATAAAACGTTTAAGATAGATGTATCAAAATGGTTTAAACAGTTGAACATAGAACAAAAATGTTCGTTTTTGAGAGGTGTAATTGATGGAGATGGATCTATATCAGTTCGTTCATCTAAAAAATATCAACCATGTGCGAGTGTATCGATCGTGTCATGTTCATTAAAATTTATTAATCTTATAAAACGATTTTTAAAGGAACAAAACATAGAATATCATATTAACATGGGAATAAAGGAAAATTATTATTATATTATGATAACAAAGAGTAAAGATGCGTTACAATTTTTAGATATGATATATAATGTTAATTGTGATTTAAAAATGAAAAGAAAATATGATAAATATAAGTTATTGAAAGGATGTTTATGAACAAATCGGTGTATCTTTAGCGGCAGTATAGAATATAGTAAAGATCCATCTAGTTGGCGGAATAAGATGGAAAAGGAATTATATGGTATTTGTAAAGTTATAAATCCGTCGACGCAATTTTGTCCTTTAGAAAAAGAAGATACAATTACATATAAAGAATGGATATATAATAATTTTATTATACCCGATATTCAAGATGTAATGAGGTGTAGTCATTTTTTCATTAAAATTGATAAGGCTACTGGTCGTGGCAGTGGTACATGGGGCGAATTAACTGTTGCGGCGTATTTAAATAAGCGTATAATATATATGATTGACGGCATCGATATACCTAATATACCCGGGTGGTCATTAGGGTGTTTGGCCTATGCGCATAAAGTAGATAATATTGACGAAGCAATTGATTTTATAAAGAAGGATGTAATATGAGAATATTAGTTACTGGAACATCATGTGTAGGTAAGTCTACATTTATTAACGATTTTTTAGAGCAATGGCCGATGTATAAATGCCCTAAACGATCTTATAGAGAAGAGGCGAAGGATCAGAATATTAAATTGAATAAAGACGGAGATGTAGAAAGTCAACGCAAAATACAAAAAATACTTGTGGAACAGTTGGAAGCACATAAGAACGAATCACATGTTATTTTTGACAGGGGGCCGCTTGATAATTTAGTATATAGTATTTGGCTTAATATAAAGAAAATAGGAAATGTAGACGATTTGTTTATTGAACAATCCATAATGAAAGTTAAGCAGACAGTTAGTGTATATGACATAATATTTTTTATTCCTATTATAAAAGATCGACCAATAAACATTGTTCCAGATGATCAAAGAGATACTGATCCAATATTTAGAGAAGAGATTGACAATTTGTTTAAAGGGATTATTCAAACGTGGCACAAGGGTAAGGATACATTTTTTCCAAAAGAAAATTGTCCGGCTATTATAGAAATTTTTGGAAACCCACAAGAACGTATAGAGATAGCAAAATTATATATTAATTCTGCAGGAGATTCTTTTACAGAAACAGATGCATTAATTGATTTGTCTAATATTGATACTCATACAGATGTCGAAGAAGATATTAAAGATCTTATAAAAGAAAAGTCTATTTCACAAAAAAACGATATAATTCTTCTGTGAACAACCAGTGGCTAAAGCGCACTGGCTTCAGTTTAGAGCTTTAAGGCGCTCAAGGTGGATTCACTGCCACAGATTAACCTCTTCAGGGTACCGAAACGTTCAGTTTTATATCTTCTAGGCTTTCACCTCATCCATATACCGAAAGATATATGTTGTTTATACCTATAATTATTTATGCTAACCAGCTAAATTTTCTTGCTTTTTAGCAAATTAATTTAATATAAACAATAAAGCTGGCAAAATTCATCCATGTGCTGAAGCATCATGGTTTTCTTTTGCAAGAAACAATAAAAAGATATAAATACCGGTAAATAATTGTATTAAGAGGTATAATTATGATCGGTAATTTAACATTTGATTCTATATGCGAAATGGTTATTAATGAAGCACGCAATAAGTATCCTTATATTGAGATAGGGGATAAAGCGCGTGAAGATGCAAAGAATATGTTAACACCAGAAGAAAATGAGTTTTATTCAATTTCTATTCCACGTACTGTTGTTAGAGGAATGCGCATTAAAAAATATAAAGATGATCCGAATCTAGGACCAGCAGAGCTTGATGCTCCTATATCAGATAGTGATTCACCTTTTGTACGTCATTATAAAGAACTATATAAGTCTCGAGTTGATATGTATAGAACTGTTCTTTTAAATATCAAATATTTGATCAATAATTTACCAACAAATCCTAGTACAGGAGAACAGGCAACCGGCCTTAAAATGAATGAATTATTTGCAACCAGCGTTTCGCCTCAATATAAAGTTACTAAATTACAGATGAACCAATTTAAGAATTTTATGTCAGGGTTATATAAACAAACAAAAATGCTTACATGGGACGCAGCTACAGATGAATTTGTTCCTGGTGGTACAGATGTATCTGAAGAACCAATTTCACAAAAAGTAGAAGATCCTTTAGATAATATAGATGATGCTCGTGCTGAAGACCTTCCAGATGACGTTGAAGTATCTGTCCCCGATGAAGATGAAGACATGTGGGGTGGCGAACCTAAATACGATGATGAAGGTAATATTGTAGATGATAGTGACGATAATGGCGAAGGATATGGTTTTATAAGTAAAAAGAAACGAACATCAGATGACGACGAGCCGGAAGGCTATGGTACCGATATATACAAAGATATGGGATTGGATGATGATTATTGGGAGTCCTGATTATGAATTTTAAACAATTATGCGAAAATTTTAATGTATATAAATCTGTAAAAAGGGAATATTATCCGCGGCAAATTAAATTTAGTCCTAAATTTTTATCTGCCGTATCAGAAGAATATAAAAGACAACAATTAGAAGAAGATACTGGAATTAATAACCACCGGGCTAAATTTATAAAGGCATTAAATTTTCATTTACGTCAAATTGATACCGGCCAAATAAACGAAGAGACACAAGAACAAAAAATTAAAAAACAACGCAGAGAGCACAAAAACTTTTTACGAAAACATAAATCAGAAGTAAAAAATGTGTTAAAAAGAAATGTGAATAGAGACTGTTAATGGAATTAGGATATAATTATTTAAACACCGCTTTCACAGGAACAGTATCACCTAATCTATCTGGAAATGATTTGTTTCCTATATTGCCCGAGGATCGCGGAGTAGCACAAAAAACCGCTGATGTTGAATTTAAAAGTCCTTTTAACGATGTTGATTAATTTTTAATCTTGTTTTTGCTTCGATACCTTCAAAACTATTGTCTATAATAAATTTATTAGATATTTCATTAATTTCAAAATTTATACATATATCATTAAAATCTTTATATTTTTTTAGCTTTTCGGGCCAAATAAATACTCTTTCTCCCCTATCAATTAATTCCATTGTTTTTTCTTTACTGGCTTTATCTATTATTTGATTGTCTAATACCCAAATTTGTTTATAAAGATTATAACGTTGCAATATCTGTTTTTGAATATTTGTTAAATGTAAGCCACAGATAGCTACACCGTTTACAGTAAACATACTATCTATTGGTCCTTCAAAAATGAATATATAGTCCCTATTAGAATCTATATTATTAATACCATATATCCGTTTATCCGAGTTAAGTTTTGATAGATATTTTGGTCTATTATCATTTAAATCTTCAGGCATTACAGCTCGTGTTTGATAGAATCTAATTTGATTATCATCATCATAAAATGGAATACATAATCTATTTTTATGTACTTTATCTTTTAATGATACCCATAATGTTTTAGGCCGGTTGATGGCAAGATTTAAACGACGTTGCTGTATTATCTTTAAACATTGTTGCACCGCTGTATTTTGTGAATAATAATTAACCTGGTTTGGGTCTAATAGATTTATACTATCTTCAGGTAAAGTTCCAAAGTCAACTTTTTTAATTTGTGTTTGGGGTTCAATTATATCATCTATTGAATATCCAAACTCATTAATTTCAGTCATTATATCTTTATATGATAATCCACAAACTTGCTGTATCCATGTCATTGGTGTCCATCCACGGTTACAATTATGGCAATAAAAATATCCTTCATCTGCCATAAAATAGCCGCGTTTCTTTTTTCCCGCACTTTTGCCTTCATTGCATATTGGGCATTCAAAATTATAAACGCCAACTCGGTGCTTTAATTTTGTGGGTCGTTTGGTATGTTGTCTAATTTTTACTATTATATATTCTGTGGGAATTACCATGTATATTATTATACATTAGAAATAAGAAGATACAATATGTTATTTGATATTTATATGTTGTATTATTGTCTGTATTTCTTCTGGTTTCAATTTTTTCAATTGGTCAAGAATACTTTGTTGAGTACTAGATAATTGAGCGCGCTGTTCAGAATTGGAAGCCTGCTGATTATATACACCAGTATTACCAGATGTATTCATACCTATTAACTGGGGTGCTGTATGTTTTAAAAGAGATCGGGAAACATCTTGCCAGTTTAAATTTCTTAATTCAGTGTATCCGTCATCCCCATCAGAGAATTGATCAGTGTTAATTATGTCTGCATTATTATTGTCCAGGTTTTGATTGTCTTGATTTTGGTTGTTCTGCACATTATCTTTTTCTTTAAGAACAATTTGAGAACGGATGGAATTTATCACTAATTTATCAAATAAAGAGTTATTTATAAATTTTTGAAATGATTC